GTGACGAGGACTTCAAGCCAATGATCAAGCCCTTGATTGGGCCAAAGCAGTCCATGTTCGGTGGCAAGTCGCCTGACCTGATGATCATCGAGGACAAAGGATCAGGCATCAGCCTGCGTCAGATGCTGGCCCGTGAGGACATCCTCGCCTATCCATACAATCCTGGCCGCGCAGATAAGCTTCAGCGGCTTCACGCGGTCTCACATTTATTTGCACATGGATTCATTTGGGTTGTAGAATCTGATAAACGGCCTGGGAACCCACGTTCTTGGGCTGATCCTTTAATCTCGCAGTTGTGCAGCTTCCATGGTGAGGGTTCAATCAAGCATGATGACTTTGTGGATTCAACGACCCAAGCACTTAGATTGCTGGCTGACCGCAATAGCCTGTCAGTCACCAGAAAAGCTGAAGACAAGGTTGAGCGGGACATTAAGGTCCGGCCTGTGAACCCATACGCGATCTAACCGGAGCATTGAATGGCTGAAAACGAACAAGAATACGGCGAGATGTACGAGGTTGAGGATGACTCCAAGGTCCGTGACACGGATGACGGTGGCGCAATGGTCACGCTTGATGACTCACCAACACCTGCCGAGTCAGAGTTCTACGCAAACCTGGCTGAGACGATGCCAAGCTGGGAGCTGGCAAACCTCGGCTCTGAGCTTTGCGACATCTTAGAAAAAGACAAAGAAGCCCGCAAGAAGCGCGATGAGCAATACGAAGAAGGTCTGCGTCGTACAGGCCTTGGTGATGATGCCCCAGGCGGCGCATCGTTCACTGGAGCCAGCAAGGTCGTGCACCCGATGTTGACTCAAGCTTGCGTGGACTTCTCCGCACGGGCCATGAAAGAACTATTCCCACCTGACGGTCCTGCTAAAGACAAGATCATTGGTGAAGTAACGCTTGACAAGCAGCAAAAGGCCGATCGCGTTACCAAGTACATGAACTTCCAGATGACCAAGCAGATGTCCGAGTTCCGGTCTGAGCTTGAGCAACTGTCCACGCAGCTTCCATTGGGTGGCGGTCAGTACCTGAAGTTGAACTGGGATACCAACAAGAAGCGTCCCATCTCTCAGTTCGTTGCGATTGATGACGTCTACTTGCCGTTCGCAGCGACTAACTTCTATTCATCTGAGCGCAAGACTCATGTGCAGTACATCACTCGCATTGAGTATCAGAAGCGCATTCAGTCTGGTATGTACATGGACGTTGACATCATGGTCAGCCCACAAACGCCAGACGAATCTAAGTCTGAAAAAGCAAACAACAAGATCGAAGGCCGACAGGCTGATAGCTACAACGTCGATGGTCTGCGCACCGTGTTCGAGTGCTACATCATTCATGACCTCGGCGACGACTACGGCCTGGCCCCATATATCATCAGCATTGACAAGGGCACACAAAGCATCTTGTCCATCTATCGCAACTGGGAAGAAGACGACGATACCAAGCAGGAAATGGTTTGGATGGTCGAGTTCCCATTTGTGCCATGGCGTGGTGCTTACCCCATTGGCCTGACCCACATGATTGGCGGCTTGTCAGCTGGCGCAACAGGCGCATTGAGAGCGCTGCTTGACTCAGCCCACATCAACAACTTCCCAGGACTCTTGAAGCTTAAGTCAGGAACAGGTGGTCAGACAGACCGCGTTGATCCAACTGAGGTCAAGGAGATAGAAGGATCATTTGGCCAAGACGACATCCGCAAGATGCTGATGCCAATGCCTTACAACCCGCCAAGTGCCGTGCTATTCCAGCTGCTTGGCTTCTTGGTTGATGCTGGTCAAGGCGTAGTCCGCACAACCTTTGAAGACTTAGCTGACAGCAATGCCAACACGCCAGTCGGTACAACCTTGGCTCGCCTTGAGCAGGGCATGACGGTGTTCTCAGCCATTCACGCAAGGCTGCATGACTCCATGGGCCGTGTGCTGCAAGTGCTGTTCAGGTTGAATAAGACCTACCTTGAAGAAGAGGAAGTGTTTGACGAGACCGGCGAATTGATGGTCAAGCGCAAGGACTTTGAAGGCCCAATGAATGTCGTGCCAGTCAGCGACCCTAACATCTTCAGCGAGACCCAGCGGTTTGCTCAAGTACAAGCCGTCATGCAGCGCGCCAAGGAGATGCCTCAGCTGTACGATCTCCGCAAGGTTGAGGAGATGTTCCTGCAGCGTCTCAAGATACCGCAAGGCAAGGACCTGTTGGTGCCGGCTCCTAAGCCATTAGAGCTGAATGCCGTCAACGAGAACATTGCAGCTTGTATGCGCCGTCCAATCGTGGCGTTCCCAGAGCAAGATCACTTAGCTCACTTGCAGGTGCACCTTGACTTCATCACCAACCCAATGTTTGGCGGCAATAAGGTCATTGGGCCTGCTTGTATCCCCATGATCTTGGACCACATCAAGGAACACATGATCTTGTGGTACGGTTCGCAGATCTTCCATGAAGCCTCAGATGCTGCTGAAGTCGACATTGGTGAGATTCAAAAGGATGCGACCGACGAAGAGAAGCAGTCGCTTGACAAGCTGCTTGCATCGACCAGCCAGATCGTTACCAAGCAAAGCCAAGAGACGTTTGGCCAGATCCCGCAGATTCTCGAGCAAACGATTCAGCTGCTGCAACAGATGCAACCGCCTCCTCCACAGGATCCAAGCATCCAAATTGCTCAGCAGCAATTGCAAAATCAGCAAGCTAAGGATCAGGCCGCTGCCCAAACAGCCCAGGCCAAGTTGCAGCAAGACGCTCAGCTCAAGCAAGCCGACATGCAGCAGCGCAGTTCAGACAAACAAGCAGACCTACAGGCTCGTATCCAAGAGCTGCAAGTTCAGCTTCAGATCGAGCAGACTCGCCAACAAGCCGAAGACGAGCGCACACGGGCTCAGATCCAGGCTCGCTTGGAGATGAACGAGTCCGACAACCAAACAGCCAAGCAGCTTGCCGCCCTAGAGGTGACAACAGGCGAAAGATTTTCTGTCTCAACCGGGACAGGAATAAACCCCAATCCACGCTCATAAGGAGTATTTATGGTAGCAATCAGCCTACACAAACAGATGGCCATGGGTAAAGGTTACCCAAAAGCCAAGAAGGTCGCTAGCGATCCTTCACCAACACCTGGCATGCCAGATGCAAACTACAAGACCATGCCCAAGATGAAGACCGAAAAGGTCACAGGCGAAGGCGGCGGCAACGGCGGCACAAACAGCCAGCGCGGAAAAGGTCCTAACCAGATCTCTACCGTTATGGGCGGACGCCGTTAAGTGTTAGCAAAAATCATCACGACAATCCGAGCCGAGCAGCAGGCACTGGCCGTTGAGGCCATCAAGGTGCAGACAGCAGAAGGCAAGGACATCAGCTTTGAATACGGAAAACGTCAGGGCGTCTACGCCGGCCTTGACCGAGCCGTCCAGCTGATTGAGCGGATCTATCGTGATATTGAGAATGATAGTCGAGATCTTTAACCCCAGCATACGGAGAAGCGAATGCTACTTGAAAACCCCATGTCCTTCAACTACGCCTCATTAGACGAGGCCTTCCCAACAGTAGACTGCGGTCACGAACCCCTGGGTTCGCGTGTGATCGTTCAGGTCCGCAAAGCCAAGAGTCAAACGGCTGGCGGTATCTACATCCCGGAAGAAGCAAGAAAGACAGAAGCCAGCAATACGCAGATTGCCAAAGTTGTGGCAATTGGCTCATTGGCTTATAAGAATCGAAACACTATGGAACCGTGGCCCGAAGGTTCGTGGTGTGAAGTTGGTGCCTACGTCCGTGCACCTAAATACGGCGGCGATCGTTGGACTGTAAAGTCTGGCGACGAGGAGATCGAATTTGTGATGTTCAATGACCTAGACATTCTTGCCAAGGTTACTGGAGATCCCACTGCGATCAGAGCATTTATCTAACTGCTGAAAGGAGCAGGTCATGGCCGGAGAAACACTACTCATCGAAGATGATGAAGATCAAAAAGGCGGTAAGCCTCAGGAAGCCGAGTTTGTCCCTGTAACCACCAAGCAAGGTGACGATCAGGGTGAAGACGACAATGATG